AGTTAAATCAATTGTTGAACATATCATTATGTAAAAAAATAAAAATACAAAATATAAAAAATATTTACGCACCGATTAATTATTTTTAGAATAGAGATAAATATATTATTATACCATACAATTTTACTTTTTGTTGTTTATTTGTTTATTTGTTTATTTTTTTGAACGTTTAAACGAATTAAAAAAGAAATAGGCCATATAAAATATGAAAAAAACAATAGTGAGAACCATAATCACATTAAATATTTTCATAATAGTACAATAGACCGATTTATCATTTGAATCACAATTAACAAGTGTTCCAAAATGTCCAAATACTCCAGAACCTCCGATTCCACCGTTTGAACTATGTGAACTATGTGAACTTTTTGTCATTTATATATTTAATTTACATAAAATTTATATCGATTAATCAATTCTTTTAAATAACTTAAAATTGAAATGGTTATTTGTAAATTAGTAAAAAAAAATTATGTCTACTAATAGTGAAATAACTAAAATCCAAACGGAACCCGAAGAACCAGGTATGGTTGTTAATGCGGATAACCATCCAGGTAATGGTAATATTCTTTACTATAATGTGGATATAGAAAAATCAATTATTATAAATAATATTTATAACACATCATCTTTATCAAGCAATACTATACATGCCATACATAATACCGATGAATCCATATTACAGTTATTTATGACACTTGATAAAAATATATTAGTATTTTTAGATAATATTTCTTTATCATTTAAAAAATATGAGTCAGAACTCTTTATTTATACAACTAACATAGATGAGGTTGTATATATACTTACAAAATGTGATTTTACAAAAATAATCATATGTATATCACACAAAAGCAAACAAACTATGTGTAATATGCTACGTAGTTATTTTAATGTAAATGAATATTCTAATATAAACATATGTCAAAATATAAGTTTAAACATGTCTATTTCCAAATCAATGATACCTGATAAATTAAATGTGTATAAAAAAGAGTCATATGGGTTACCATGTCAACTAGTTAAGAAAAAAAAATGTATAATAGAGGAGGATGATGATGATGAGGGCGATGTAGTTGAATTTAATAATAATTATGTAATCAACAAAATGAATGAAAATAAAGAAAATAAAACTAAAAAAATTATTGAAGAATTAAAAACTATTTATCCATTACCAGATGAGTTACTTTTAAAATTATATAATAAATCTATATCAATTCATCAATCCAATATTCAAAAAAATGGTAATTTTTTAGAAAATGATATTATTGTTTCAGAATTAACAAAACGCAAAATTCCATTTAAATCACAAGTTACTATTAATAAATCTGGTATAATTGTAGGATTCGGTGACAAAAAAAATAAATGTTATCATATTATTGATTTTGTAATTGGAAATGATATTTCAATAGAAAAATCAATTACCGAATATAAAGTACTAAGTTGTAAAACTACATGTAGAGAACGATGGACTCAAGATGATTGGTCGTTTACCCACGTTCCATTAAAATATATTTTATTAACAATATCAGATGATTATCCGCCAAGTGAACGATTTAGAGAAAGTGAATATCGAAAAATAATAACTTGTTTACCAAAGTTAAAAGATGACAGAAATTATAAATTAAATTTTGAAGATCTAATTAATGAACTAATTTAACTATAAAATTTATTTATATTATTTCCGATAATATGTGTAAATATAGTTGGAATTGTGTTTCCCAGTTGTTTCCATTGTTCTCTTATATTACCTTTTAATTTAAATGAACTATCAAAACCTTGTAATTTCAAACAATCTTCAATAGTTAATCTATATTCTACTCCATTTACAATATACCCATCCCAATTATGTTTATCATGAATTGGGGAATGTTTTCCTCCACACCGAATAGTATATGCTATTTCTTTTTCAAAGTGTTTTCCCATATAAGTTGATAGAGATACATTTTTTTCATATTCTTTAAAATTTAAAATATTGTTTATTTTATTTTTTAAATCCAAATCATTTCTAATACCAATTATAAATAATCTTTTGCGCATTTGAGGAATTCCGTAATCACTACATTTTAATACCTTATGACCAACAACATAATTCTCAATTTCAATTTGCGTTTTGATAGTTTGAAAAGTATTACCGTTATCATGAGTTAAAAGACCTTGAACATTTTCCAAAATAATTATTTTTGGTTTATGATATTTTACAAACTTCATAATGTTAAAGAACAACGTACCTCGTTCATCATCAAACCCTTTATGCTGTCCACATTGAGAGAATGGTTGACATGGAAATCCAGCACATAAAATATCAAATGGAATAATATCTTCTGGTTCAATTTTGGTAATATCTCCTAATGGTTCCTGATTATAATTTTCTTTATATGTCTGTTTTACCGCATCATCAATGTCACAAGACATGACACATTCCCAACCAAATTTATTAAATGAATTATGAAAACTACCAATTCCACAAAATAAATCAATAAATTTTAAAGATAAGTTAGATACATTTTCTTCTATGCTATTTTCAATATTGGTATATATTGGTAATTCTTCAATTACTGGTGTATTTATTATAGGTAATGGTATTTCTTCATAAGTTGTAGTATTTATTACTCCATTTGTTTTATTAATTAACTCTCTAAGTTCTGTCATATTTTTTTTGGATATACCCTTAATTCCAAGTTCTTTACATTTTGATAACAGTTCTGGTTTAGACATTTTGTTTAGATCCAACACATAGTCCGACTTTGTAATGTTCATGTTTTCCATAATTAATATAATATGATATATGTTATATATTAATTCAATTTTATATATAATTATACATATCCTATACAGTTCTAACACATATTATTCACAATTCCATTTATAATTATTATTATAACTAATACAATAATTACTAATTTTAGATAATTACTAATTTTAGATAATTAATAATAGGTCGTATTTTATCATTTATTTGTTATTTTCTTTTGTATTTTCTAATATTTCAGTATTTATGGGAATTATTGGATTTGTGTTATGAATGAATGTAGATTGAATAATAATATTTGTTAAAAAATATGAATTTATAAAAATTAGAAATTTTACAAAATAATTTAACTTTAATAGTTCAATGTAGTTGAAATATTCTAAAGCACATATTAATAATGAATTACATATAATTGTATATATACGAATTTTTATCTTATATAAACTGGATTCTTCTTTAAACGAGGTTTCTTCAAAATATATCATTGTTGGTAAAAATAGTATATACAAAATGTGATAATATTTTTGTTCAGTTAATAAAACCTTTATTATATCATCTTTTAAATATACGCATAGTAAAAAGATGAGATATAAATAACTATACCAAAAATCATTATCAAACTTTTTACAATAATTGGATATGATCAATGAAAGTAATATTATAAATCCCATAATTACATCATTTTGTATTAATAATATTGATATGAAAATAATCATAGTTTTAGAAAATTCTATATAAAAATTAGGGATATTTAATTTTAGGTCAATGCTATCATCAAGCAATTTTATAAAAAATCCTAATAACATTGAAAAAAAATAATACATATTTATAAATCATTTTAATATATTAGCTTGTATTATGGAACGAATTAATGGAAAATATGTTTATCCTATAATTTTTTTAGTAATGATATTATACATTATTTTATATACAAATAACCTACATTTGACTTTTAACGAAGATGATGCTGATGATTTATCATACATAGAAGCATTTGGGGCTCACGGTGGTGGTGGGGGTCATAGCGGGGGACATTCTAGTCATGGAGCAAAAGGTGGAAAAGGTGGTGGCTCATATAAAAATAATGATAGGTGTCTTGTTTTATAATAAATGGTAACCCATTTTATAAAAATTGAAATGAATTTAAATAAATATAAATTATTATAAAAATATGGATACTAAAATTCGTTGCGTTACATATGTGCCCAAATACAGTGCTGGTAATTGTGCTTTACGAGATTTAGAAATTGGAATTGAACATGGCGTAGTTGGGTGTGGAAGCAAAGTGTTTAATTCGTCAAATTCTGGAGATTATGTCATTATTAATGCTACAAAAATAAAATAAAATATGTAGTAATTGGCGTTTTAATTGATAAAATAGACTCTTGCGAAAGATGGGCCATCGAAGGAGGTCGTACATGGCCTTATAACTGGACTTATCGACCATTGACCAATATATTTATATACGACAATTTAACAAAAACAGAAATACACCAATATGCCGAAGCCAATTCATTGAATGCCAATAATTTGTTTAATTCTAGATTCTGTAGTAAAAAGATGAGACCACTTGTTGATATATTAATTAATAAATTTCGTTAAAATAATAAATTTGTACGGTATAATTTTTAAAAAGGTTGCCTGACTAATTTAAGGCGTAAAAATTCAATAAAGAGTTTTATTCCTACTTTTGTTTTTTATTTTTTTTTCATTTTGTGAAAAAAAATTATACAAAGAATATAAATTACATAAAGATACGATTCAATTAATAATTACAAATGTGTGGTATATTTTCAATTATTAATAACAATATTAATATGTCTCTTTTACAAAATGAGTTTAATGAAGGAAAACATAGAGGACCGGAACACTCATCCATTTCTGTTGTATCTGTAAATACTATTTTTGGATTTCATAGATTAGCAATTAATGGTTTAGATGATATATCAAATCAACCAATCCACATAAAAAATGTTGTATTAATTTGTAATGGTGAAATATATAATTACAAAGAATTATATGAATTAATGAATATTGTTCCAACAACCAATTCAGATTGTGAAGTCATAATACATTTATATTTAAAATATGGAATACAACAAACTCTTACTATGTTGGATGGAGTATTTGCGTTTGTATTATGTGATAATAATATACAAGCAGACACCGCTGATATTAATACCATGTATATAGCCAGAGACCCTTATGGTGTTAGACCATTATATAAATTTAAATCAATTGACGTTTTAGGTGGCACTTTTGGTGACACATTTGGGGTAGCGTCTGAGATAAAAATGTTAAATAACTTGACATCTAATATTGTTGAACATTTTGAACCTGGAACATTTATGAAATTTACATTGAAATCTATTTTAAACCCCAAATGGAATTCTACATATCAACACGTAAAATATCATATTCCAAGTATATCTACTTTATTGTATAATAATAACGAGGTTATGATATATCAAGGCATCCAATATTATTTAACAAATGCTGTAAAGAAAAGGTACATAACTACGTGTAGACCGATTGCGTGTCTTTTATCTGGTGGATTAGATAGTAGTTTAATAACGGCGTTAGTCAATGAAGAACATAAAACACATATATTAAATGAAAAACGTTTAGAAACATATAGTATAGGGCTACCAGGTTCAGATGATTTATTAAATGCTCGTTTGGTTGCTGATTATTTGGGCACAAATCATACAGAAATTCTCATAACCGAACAAGATATATGTAATGTTATACCCGAAGTGATTCATAATATTGAAAGTTATGATACTACAACTATACGAGCAAGTATCTGTAACTATTTGCTTGGAAAATATATAAAAAATAATAGTGATGCGAAAGTGATTTTTAACGGTGATGGTTCAGATGAAGTATGCGGAGGATATTTATATATGGATTATTGCCCAGACCCTATTGAATTTGATAAAGAAACACGCAGATTGTTAAATGATATACACCAATATGATGTGTTACGTTCTGATAAATGTATATCATCTCATGGATTAGAGCCAAGAACTCCATTCTTAGATAAAGCGTTTGTCGACTTTTATTTATCTATCCCTTGTGAATTGAGATTTAATTATCATAAAAAAATAGAAAAATATTTATTGAGAAAATCATTTTCTAATTCACAATTTTGTAACTCTTCACAACAATCGTTATTGCCAGATAAAATTTTATGGAGAAAAAAAGAGGCATTTAGTGATGGGGTCAGCAAACAAAATCGTTCATTATTTGTAATAATCCAAGAATTTATTGCTTTAAAATATAGGTCAGCCCCATCCGTTGAATTGGAAAAAAAATATTATAAAGAAATATTTAATGTGTCGTATCCAAATACCAATATATTGTCATATTTATGGTTGCCAAGATATACGTTATCAACCGACCCAAGTGCCCGTACTTTAAAAAATTATATTATGACTGGAGGAGGATGTGATATGGAGCTTTAATATAATTAGATTAGTTTTACACCGTTGAAGATTTAAAAACCACCCCCTTTTTTAGTAAATTAAATATATTTTAAAACTCATATGGTAACAAAAATTTGGCAACTATGTATTCGTATCTTTATAAATATCAACCGCATGTGTTGATATTTATTTCATGTATATATTAGATGTTTAAAATTATTAGCAGGAAAAATAAATACATAACCCATATATCGTAAAATATGGAAATTATAACGATTTTAATGATAGGTCGTTTATAAATGATTTTTTAAAAAAATTGAAATGTTTTTTTAGAAGTATCACAAAGCACGAGCGAAATGAATCAACAACTGAACTTTGAAGATGCCCTCAATATGGCCCGCAATGAAGCACGCGCTGGAGTTATTAACAGGACAAACTTAGCTGTTACTAGACTATTACAAGAAAGGGATAGGCTTCTCGCCTTACAAGAACAACGATGGGTTCAAGAACATTGTAATTGGGTGTTATTACGTAATACTACCCGGAATCAGATTTTAAATGGACAGATTGCGCAAATGGATTCTCCTACGATTACTGCCGTTAGTATTGCGAACAACATTCCTCGTCGAGCAATGGAATTTGTTACTCTCCCCGTTGACAACCAAGAAGAAGATGAGGACGATGCCGATTATTAGGAATGACCCAGACACTGACACGACCCCCATATATTTTTAGAATAGACAGAATGTAATTAATTATAAATTGTTTTACACAGGTTGCCAATTAAATTAATGGCGTAAAATCATAAGATTCTCCTTTTTTTTATTTTTTTAATGGTTAATATATATGGAAAGCACACGAATACGTAATGAACTTCAACAAATGTATCAAGATATTAATACATATATAACTACTAACATAGGTAATAATCCTACTCTAGCCCAAGTGAATGAGGTTGAACAACGGTGTACGAATTTAGTTAATTTAATAGAAAGTGCTGGTTCAACATCACTTATGCCAGAAATAAATGTGAATATACAAGATCACACTATAAGAGTGTTAGGTAATATAAATATAAATATTTTTTTTAGAAATCCTATCTTTAGACAAGAGTTGAATGCGGCATTTCCATGGGTTGCGTTACATCACGAACGAATAAGAGTAATATTAGAATATATATTAGACAATAATTTATTGATTTTACCTACACAATTTAGAGAAAATCATGGTTTAAATGCGCGTATTTTTCATAGACGTGTAATAAACCCAACTGTAAATATACCGGTTGAGTATTCACGTAGAGATATTTGTACATGGACTCATACGGATATTAGATCAAATGCGGCTTATGCGAACGCAGATTATTTAATTGCTATAAAAAGATTACTAAATGTTACATCTAGCTATGACCGAATTACTACGCCTGCTGGATTACCCCATATTCGTTTTAAACGTCAATTAATGTTTTTTTTAACATTGGATGATCCTACATATGATACAACTAATAATAGAGTAAATAGTGCGTTGATAACTGAAATGAATAATATATTATTAGATAGACTACCGCATTTAGCTACAGATATGGATTTAGATAGATATATAGACAGTTATGACAATGTAAACCATATAATACATCCGAAAGATAATGTGATTGGAAATTTTAGGGCTCATTTACAAATACCAGCGACTCATATAAATGAAGCATATGGACATATTCATACTCCATCACAACATACACGTATGTCTACATATGGAGTAGATAAAATAATACATTACAATATAGCCAGTGTTCTTAATGTATGTGCTTTTATTATAAATCATATGCTTCGTAATAGATTTGATGGTGGTCGCGCACTATTAAATATACCAGACCCGTTATTAAATAATATATTTGTAGATAATACTGCGTGTGAAATAAGTATTGGTGGAACATATGCTTCTTTGTTGCGACATAGAAATGGGGGAACTTTTTCAGGTGAAATTGTGCTTACGAATAATAATCTTCGCCAACAAATATTGGCTTGTCCGTTAGAACTACAAGAAATTCACCAAATAACACGGCATGATTTGATAGATCCTGTTACGAACCTTCCGTCTACATTTGACATACCGATTCATAGAGGAGGAGCTGATATAAATAAATTAATTAAAATGGAAACATATAAGTTATACTTTTTATCAACTCTTTTAAATTTATTTATAATGATGAAAAGTATAAATGAACCTGTTGATATAAAGGCGAAGGGTGTTGTAAAACACAAAAAAACAAAAAAACGCAAACATATAAAAAAGAAGAAGAATCATCGTCGGTCTAAAAGAACAAAATCGTTATAAATAAAAACAAATTTAATATACGAATTACACAAATAAGTAACAAAAATTGATTAGGATTATTAAATAATAATACATATAATAAAAATGAACGGAACCGAATTATTTGAACGCATCAAACAAGTATCTTACTTTGGAGAACTGTTAGACTCCATACATGGAGCCACCAAGGCAGAAACGCAATCTAAAAGAGGTAATGTATTTGAAAAAGTATGGGATATTATTATTAAATTTGGGTTTTGTCCCATATTACCAAATGATATATACGACCATTATGAAGGAAATATTAATACTTGTAATTTAAAAAAAGTGGTAGATTTAGAAATTTACTTACGCAGTATATCTGTATTTAGCAAAGGAAAAGGTGGTTCAAGTGATATTACTTTACAACATACACCTAGTGGTAAATGGGTTTTTATGTCTTCCAAGTTTTACTTAAATGATAGTAAAAAATCTATTGATAATTATGATGTTGAGAAAATTTTAGCAATTATAAAACAGCACTATCATATATATAAAGAATACGATATTTATTTAGTAGTTCATAATAAACAACAAGTATTAAATATCATCACATCTAGTCACGCCACCCATAACTATATTAAAGAAAATATACATCATATTTTAGATTTAGAAGATTTAGAAATATGTTTTCAAAATCTAAAAAATGCGGTTCAAGACATTACTATAGATAAATTGAATTTTAAATTTGGTACAGATAAAGTACCGTTACAACTACGGTTTCATCAGGAATTAATTACTTATAAACAAATGGAAAAAATCGAAGAAGGAGAAAAAGAGTTGTTATTAGGAGCAAAAGCAAGGTCTGGAAAAACTTATTGTGTTGGTGGATTATTTATTAAATACCATAAAAAATATAATGTCATAAACGGATTGATTATTACTCCAGCCCCAACCGAAACATTATCTCAATTCACCGATGATTTATTTCATAAGTTCCGAGATTTTAATGTAATAAATATTGTTGAAATTAAAAAAGGAACTGATTTTAAAACAATGAATCTTCAAGAAAATAATATTATTATTGTAAGCAAACAATTATTAGATGGTTATGTAGATATCAACACCATTATATTAATACGCAACCTCCATTTAGATTTTATCGTGTTCGACGAGAACCATTTTCACGGAACAACATTAATGTCTAAAGATATTTTAAAATCATACTCCTCTCGAAAAACTATAAAATTATATTTAACCGCTACATATTCCAAACCGTTAAATGAATGGTGTATTCCGAGCGAATGTCAATTTTATTGGGATATTGAAGATGAACAATTATGTAAAAAACGAAATATTATAGGATTAGTAGACAAACATGGAGAAGATGTGCGGAGGTTCTTAACTGAAACAAATAAAGAACAATTGTTATGTATTTATGATAAAATGCCTGATTTACATATAATTACAAATATGATGGATAGAAAAAGATTTGACGTAATTCAAGAAAAAATTAGTGATACTTCATATGGATTTTCAAATGGAACACTGTTAAGTGGAAAGTTTCCAAATGAAGTTGATACTATATTGAGATATATTACAGGAAGCAATAAGGAACAAGATTATCCTAAAAAAGATTTATCCATATTTGGAAGAATAAAAAGAACTGCGATTGAAAATAATAGCAGAACACAATTAAATAACGGAGATTTTACCACTCAATTATGGTTTTTACCATTTGGAATAAATATGACTATTAATACAGTGAGTGAACACGTGAAAGATAGAATGATGAAAAATAACATCCTAAAAAAATATGAAATAAAAATTGTGAATTCCAAGAAAGAATATAAAGTAAAAGACATTAAAGAAGAAATAAAAAAATGGGAATTAAAAGCAAAAGACGACGGAAAAGACGGATTAATTTTATTAGCTGGAAACCAATTAACTTTGGGAATTACATTACCATTTGTAGATATAGTATTTCTGTTTAATGATATTGTTTCAAGTGATAAGATTATTCAAATGATGTATCGTTGTATGACGGAAAGCATAAACAATAGTGAAAATGATAAAATAAATAATGGAATTAAAAAAATGGGGTTCGTGGTGGATTTGAATATTTCCAGAGTTCTAAATACTTGTTTGGATTATAATGTTTATAAAAAAGATTTGAACATAGAGCAAAAAATAACATATCTAGTAGAAAATAATTTGATAAATATAGATAGTGATTTATTTCAAGGAAAAGAGAACAAGACAAAATTAATTGAAAAATTATTACATATTTGGAAGGCAGACCCAATACATAACCTAAAAATATTGTTGAAAAGGATCGAAGACAGTATTATTGATATGGATACCCATGATCAACGAATGATTAACCAATATTTTACAAGTTCTCTTGGTGATGATAAAGTAAATTTAACAGTTAAGTTTGACGAAGAAAGTACAGAAGCATTACCAACTGGAAAAGAAATCGTAAAACTAGATGGACCATCTGAGGAAGTAGAAACGCCGAATGACAAAGACCCTGATATTTCACTTACTAAAGATGTATTACCATTTATTATTCCGTTGATTTGTATTTTGACTATTAATACCGAACATAAAGATATTTTAGAAATGTTGAATGTTATTAAGACTAGTCCCGCCTTATTATGTGTATTTCAAGACCAGTCGTTTGTTTGGTGGAATAAATCCGATATTATAAATTTGATTGACACAATTGTCGGTAAATATGTTAGAAAGAATTCGTATATATATAATATATCAATACAATTTAAGATGTCTTTACAAAGTTTGATTGATAAACCCCAAGAACTATTAGAGTTAATTGATAGTTGTTTGAAACCAAAGCAAAAGGAGAAACAAGAAAATGGCGAAGTATTTACGCCAATGAGTTTAGTATTTGAAATGTTGGATAATTTAGATAAACATTATATTAAGGAACGCGGAATAAGCATATTTACCGAACCAAGTTTCAAATGGTTTGACCCAGCATCCGGTATGGGTAATTTTCCAGTAGCAGTTTATTTGAAACTGATGGAAGGATTAAAAACTCAAATGCCAAATGACGAAGACCGCAAGAAACATATCATAGAAAATATGTTGTATATGAGCGAATTAAATAAGAAAAATGTGTTTATTAGTCATCAAATATTCAATATTAATAATCAGTATAAGTTAAACCTTTACGAAGGCGACACCTTAGAACTTGATATAGAACGTGTCTGGGGATTAGAAATCAATAACTTTGATGTGATTTTAGGAAATCCGCCATACAATAAGGGAGGCATTCGTTCTCATACTGGAAAACAGTTGGGAGATAAAAATGAAACCATCTGGACGAAGTTTATTGAAAAATCGTTTGAATGGTTGAAACCAGATGGGTTTTTAGCATTCATTAATCCGTTGAGTTGGTTGAAGAAAAGTCATTCACTACATAACGAGATGTTGGAGAAACATATTGTTTGGTTGAAATTATGGGATAATTCACAATCAAAAGGAATGATTAATGCTGATATTCCTATTTCGTTGTATGTATTACAAAATAAATTGAATACAACAAATAAAAAAACAGAGATTACATCAATTCTAAAACGACGCAATTTAACAACAACATCAACCGAATATCTCAATCCAAAATATTCCATTCCATTAGCATTCCATAGCATATTCAATAAACTCGTTGGATTTATTGAAACGAGAAATCTACAATTGGAATACAAAACAAAAACCATAAAATCATCTGGAACAAAGGCAAAAATACCAACTGAATATACATTAGAAGATATGTGGGCGGTTGATACATATACTATCAAAGAAGGTTTAATGGTAAAAAAAACAACCGAACAACACCCAGACGCAAATAAACGCAAACTTATTATTTCCAACAAAGCAAGTTTTACTGGGGCGTTTATTGATGAAGGAAAAATAAGTTTAACTGGAAATCACAAGTTTTATATTTTGGGCGACAATTTAGAACTCGTGAAAAAAATGTTGGATTTTAGAATTATCAATATTATAGGGCATTACACAAAATACGGACAAGACTTTTTAGATAATGAAGCATTCAAATATCTTCCAGACATTCGTAAGTTAGGAATTGCGGATATTACAGAAGACGAGTTTTACATGTTGATAGGATTAACGCGCCAAGAAACCAACCAAATAAAAAATCCATCGTCAAATGAAATGGTTGAGGAAGAATATGCAGTAGACACGGATATTATTGGTTCAAGTATGTCTACTACCGAAACTAAAAATACGAAAAGTGGTCCAACTATACAGGTAGATAATATAACCGATGATACGTGTGATAAGCCATTTGAAAAATGGACGGTAAAAGAACTTACTAAAAAATGCAAAGAATTTAAGTTAACGGGACTATCTGGAAAACCCAAGGCACATTTAATACATATTTTAAAGTCGCATTTATCTTCTGGCGGAGGTGATGTATAAATATATATATATATAACTATACATCGGAATATGTAACATATCTAATACATGTATAAGGTTGCCACTAAGTTAGGCGTAAAACTCATAAGAGTTATCCTTTTTATTACTATAGATCTGGATATATAAATTATAAGTAAGAAGTTATACTTTAAATATATACTGGGGAAACTTATTGGGGGGAACTTTTTCATAAAACTATTTATAAAAAATATAACAATTTATTTTTTTTATTTTTCTTATCCGATTAAAAAAATAATATTTTGCATAAATAGTTCCCCCTCCCCATTTTCAAATAGTTTCCCCCATCAGTATTATTTTTTATATAATTTTATAAAATAATTATCTATTTATAATAATATACATTATGATAAAACTATTATAATGTATATTTGGTTATTACAATGTATGGCGTATACTAGACATACTATTATATATTAATGGCAAATTACATGTACATTTTTCATTGTATTTTCTAATAGTTACCGCACCCTTTATATTTGTATATAGATCATTAGTGTTTAACCAAATCAAGTTTTTGTAATGAATTTCGGTATCGCTTGTCCAATCTGGTCCGCATCCAGTCCAACCAAGTTCCTCATTTGTAAGCGTACTAATACATGGTCCAAATAATCGTTCATTATGTGACGCATATGTTGCGACTCCAAGTATTTGTCCTCGTGATTTTCTTAAAACGAACCATAATCTATCTCCCGGTTTAACGGTCTTAAGGAACCCTTTGTTACAAGAAGTAGATGATTGAATTCCCCAAATTTTATGGTCGGATGACCTAATAAAATTAAATCCGTCGCCAACTCGTAAAATCCAATCGGTAGTAGTCATGTTAATTTATTGTGGATTATTAGTATTTAAGTATTTCAATTTTGTTATAATTATATAATATATTTACGCATCCACTTGGTTATTCTATTTAAATTTATACGGGCATTAATATATTTATATGGATAATACTAACAATACACAATATTTCCTCCGGTTTTAACTTTAATTAAACATACCATTTCATTAAACATATTATCTGGAATACGAATATTTTTATTTGTATATTCATCATAAACATATGGAAATGATGGTGCTAAATCTATCCGATTATGATGTAGAACAACTTTATCTTTTATATCATTTAAATTATCTATATCATTATTTCCGTGTAAAATAAAATGTTTAATTGCTTCTATTTTTTGAACATTTGTTAATGTGGTTATTTTATGTAACACATGTAATACATCAATATTAGTTGGCAATTTTGTTAATTCAATTGCGACATCAATTGATATTTTATGTTCATTAGTTGTATCTAATAACATCAATACGTCTTCGGGTAAATTACGCATTTTCAAATATTTTTGAATAGTTTGTTTTGAAATATGTATTGCCGATATTACACGATCGATGTCTCCATTATATACATCATATAATTTAGAGTAACTACGAACTTTATCACCTGTTGTCATTTGGTTTCTCTGGACGTTTTCAACTAAACTGATTTCTTCTGCTTTTTGAGTATCTATACTTAATAAATTACAAGGAATGTGTGATTTATTCAAATATTTCATTGCTAAATACCTTCTTTGACCGGCTATAATTTCATATTTATCATTATTAAATCTTACAGTAATTGGATTAATTAATCCATTTATCTGGATATCATTTGCTAAATCGGTAATACCAGTTTCATCTTCTTCGCTGGTTAATGTTTTTCTCACATTAATATTTGATACATATAATTGAGTTATATCAACATTAACAATTTCCATTCTATGTAATTTTATTAGATGTCTTTATATAATCTAGTATATTTAATATGGTGTTATACGTAATGTGGTATACAATGGTAACTTATGTAATATTTTATGTATTATATAGAGATTTGTATAACATTTTTAGTTACGGATTAATACGAGATCTATCAAAATTTAAGGTAGCATTCATGGAATTGATATAATATCGTTTCCAGTATATGGCCTCATCCTCATTACTACACGGACAGTCACATACCTTTTCAATATTCCAGTTGTCATATCCGCCGTGTTGTCGCATGAATTGAAACACATATTTTGGATGACTTGGAATTGGATCTATATGAGAAGTTAACTTATATTCATTATTATATTCTTGTTTAACACTATACTTACGCATTTTAATATTAGTTGTATATCCAATAAATATATTAGTTATAGATTGATCTTTACAACATATCTTGTAAATTACGGTATTATTCCAGTCTAGCATTTCATACTTATTTATGTTATAATATGTTTATGTGTATAATTGTATTAACATATCAATAACCATAATTCATATACAAATATATTATTTTTTAGATTTGAAAAACGACGTAATAGGTTGTAAATTATTTTTAGCGTTATTTGTTTGTGTTAAATATGGAGTAAATAGCAATTCTTCAACTAATTTTATTTTATCTTTTTCATTCATTGTAGCGATATTGATATTTTTCTTCACGCGAGGATTACAGATTTTATAAACCTCCGCCAAAACCAACGCAAATAGTTGGCCAACTGGTTTCATGATTTGGTTTGAAATATAGAATGAGTAATCTATTTTTAAATTATTTGTTGTAATAAATTGTGGAGTTTCTATTTTATCTCCTTGTGTTAATTTCATAGAAGTCTTTGGTGTAACGATATATGCGTATGGTATTCTGTCACCAGATCCAGGTTTATTTCCAGGTTCCCTAGCAGCAATTCGGTCCGCCAACACTTTATGAGCTATACCACGCGGATTTACGTAATAACCACGTAGTGCCTTGGTTATAATTAGTTTATCCATAGGAATGGATTTATCAGTTAATTTTTGTAAATATTGTTTTAAATATTGTATTGCCATTGTGATGTTTTTTTCTTTCATCAGAATGTCTATTATTCCTCCATATACATCTTTCACAATCGGTGCGTTGTCTCTGCGTTTTAGTACAATACCCATTTCTTTTCGTTTGCCTGCGTTTGGATCCGTTTCATATAACATTCCGACATATCTTTTTTTAGATAATAAACAGAATGGCATGAATGTCTTTTCATATTCCAAATCGTGTGGTTGTTTCAAATAAGACGACGCAAGATGTCCAGCTTGTTGAGCGATATCGATGGTCATATCCAACGCTTGGTATCCAGTGATTGGAGTATCATCTGTAATATTTCTCAAATTAAATGTAAAGAATACGGAATCTGTGTCTCCATAAATATATTCTGCGTAGGTTTTTACGGGTCCATATTTGGCTGTATTTACGATTGATCCATTGCCGTAACATTCTTCAATAATGCGTTGTGCGTATAGAATCAACAAACGTCCAGTAGCAGTGGTTGATGCGGCAATATCTTGTTCGTAGAATGTGCTGGTTTTGGCACCGCATTGTCCATACAATGAATTGGCAGTTACTTTGTAACCGAGTTGTCGTTTATCCAAAACATTTTTCATGAAATCATCTGATTCTGTTTTAATTAATTTTCGAGTATTTTTTCTTGCGTTCAAAAGTTCTTCCAAGATAGATGGCATAATACCGGTTCCAATGATTTCGTTGGGTTGAACGAATCGACATATTTTGTGTCCGACTAATATTTTATCGAACTTGACGCTTTTGGATTTTTTACGAATGTATCTGTAAACATCGTATGAAATATTTACGTATTTATATGTTGGAATATTATCATATATGAAATTGCCAGAGGCGTCTTTTTCGCCCGTTTCAGAGACCAGGTTATTTTCAAGGTCGTATGTTTTTGTCCAAACTTTGGTATCATGTGATAGATTTTCACTAATTATGGAGGATGGATACAACGACGCGTAGTCAACACATGCGACGGGTATATCTAAATATAAGTTACATTTGGGTGGTAATACGATTGCGCCTTCATAAGCATCGAATGGATTGCCGTTGTCCATTACTGGCATGAGTGTATTTTTTTCTCTACATTTTTTAGAAATATAACTGGTTAATTTGATGCCTTGTCCGCGCATGACCAAGAAATTGATGGGAATGCTACAGATTCTGGCCATTTCGATAAATCCAGTTAATACGTCTGCTTTTTTGATGAGAGAGTGAACAAGATTACAATCTGCGATACAATATTTGGCGATGATGGCTCGGTCTGCTGCGCTACCTTTAGTTAAGCGGAATATGTCTTGTGGGGTGACATCGTCTTTGGCTAGACACCATCTGATTTTTTTGGTGGTAGTATCTGGGCGAATATTGGGTTCATTGATGGTAAACATTTTTAATTCGTGGTCGATAGAATGAATACAAAACTTGTGACCACTGGCATAATATTCGGTGGTATGTCCGATTTCTTCGATATGAATATAATTTCCAACTTGTAATCCAGTAATATTTTTAGTATATAATTGTGTTAATCCGTTGGGTAATTCTACGATATTTTTAATATAGTCGCCGATAAATTGGCCAGATACGTAATCTAATTTGTATGAAACAAGATTTTCTTCTCTTCTAAAATAATTATATAAATCAATTTGAGTTCTACCAGTAATTTTGATGAAATTTATTTCGAATTGTTTCATGGTTGTTTTTTCAATACGGTATTTACCGGGCATATCTTTGACGGGTGTTCCGCAGATTTCTCCTTTATTTCTGGATAATTGTAGGAATTTCTCTACGCATCCGTGTACTTCGGCGCGACGGAACATGAATTCATAATCAAAACCAAATATATTATAACCTACAATAATATCTGGATTTTCCCGTTGAATAAGGTCAGTCCATGCGAGTAATACGTCTTTTTCGGTGCGATATGATTCAATAACACTGTTTGGAATTGGGTCACATGTGTCTAATGCGATACAATGATTTAGATATGGTTCGGATGATCCGTAGGTAAGGAAGGTAGAACCGATAAATGTCACGCGATCTCCTTGTAGTCTGTTAAAATGAGCGCATAAATGTTTATTTAATTTTTCAATAAGGGTGTCTCTTTTATAACGTTTGTCGCATAATACGCTGGTAATTGTATAAATTGGTTTCTTTTTTTCTTTTTTGATGCCCCCTTGGTGGGGCTCGGTTTCTGGCTCATTTGGGGGAATGCCCTCGCCTCCTCCTCCTACTCCAACGCCTCCGATAATTGTATCATAATCAATTTCATCTATTCCAATGTCATCAGAACCAACTTCAAGGTCTTCGTCATCACCATCCTCATCAATCATATTGCCTTCGTCGTCATCAGTGCTGTATCTTGTAAAATCTGTTTTATTTTCATTTTCATCAATAATATCTTGAGCTTTCATGAACATATTTTCAATAGTCATCATTTCATTTGTATTGGATACTGAAAAGTCATTACTAACTTCATTGGTTAAAAACGAATTGATTTGTATATTTAACTCATACAACGTAGGAAATCTTGTAGGATATACTTGTGATATTTCTGGAATATCGTCGGATTCATACTTGAAGGCAGCTCGTATTAATTTGGGTAGAGTACTGCCACAATGGTCTTTATTCCACGTATCTGGATGATGTTCAAAATATTCTATAATGTTATTTGCTAATTTTTTATAAGATTTAATGGGTATAGGGAAATCACCATGACTACTATCTGCTTCTATATCAAAACTACATATTTTGTATGGAACTAATGTTTCTTTTTCTGGTAATGGGATGATTTGTTTTTTAGATAGAATATATTCGTATTTACAACTGGTAAAAGAACACGCCATAGGTGAAGTTTTTATTTCTACCCATCCGGAAGGGCTGATATTGGTAATATGGAAAAATCGTAAAAGAGGAGGAATATTAGATTCATATAAATAGGTATTTGTATGATTATATACGTAGCCGTGTTTACGTAATAATTTATTATTATGGGAGTCTTTGAAATACCAGAGTTCTTTGACTTTATTAAATGTTTTAATATTTGTGAATGATATCCATATAAATTTATGTTCTTTACAATTATCAAATCCATATAGTTTTTTACGTTTTAATAATTTAGAATCTATTATTCCGTTGGAATGGAACTTACCGATAGCAGTTTTGATGTGATTAAGAAATGCGTTTTTCATATGTAGAGTCCAGGTGTCGTTTACTAAAATATAAAAGAATGGTTTGTAATCGGTCACTGTTATACTACAGGTTTCGCCGATTTGATTTAATCCAAACATTTGAATTAAGAATTCGTCTTCTTGATAAGGTTGGTCGCCTGTTTGGAAATCATCGTCATCGATGTCATTTTCGTCTGTATTGTCGGCGGCATCCATATCCATTTTAGTAAGTATATTGAAATCAAATAGTCTAAACATAGTTGGGGTTGTGTTATATTTATTACTACGCGTATATCTCAATATCAATTTTAATAATAATATATATTTTTTATTGTGTGTAAATAAAAAATATATTATTATTATTTGGGGGTTGTCTTTCTCTTTCTCTTTGTATTTCTATTTCTATTTATCTCTAAGATGATGGGATATTTGGTGGATTTTTATATAAGTATTTATCAAATAAGTAATGTAACAAATACATTCCAGGGTTGGTGGGTTTATATGATTTAACGGATTGTACTAATGCCGTAATAGGATTATACATACTATCGGTTACATATAACCATAATAAGTAAATGAAAACTACGACACCCGTATAATAGATATCTACGGTATGTATTTGGCTATTCCAAAGAGTAAGTATTGGAATTATTTTAGTAATTGAAACAATAATTAAAAAATAAAATATATTAACCGGGTCAGAAACACGGATAATAATCATTAACATGATAATATTTATAAACAATCCCATAATTAATGGGAACTTTGGATTAATATGAACAATCTTAAACATATATAAAATATACCAAACCAATATCCAATAGGTTAATATTTTATCAGGAGTTATCATTTATATACTATAAACACACTATATATTTCTATTTAATGATGTCTTCTAACAGACCTTGGAGTTTTATTTTCATCATACTTATATTCTGGATGAACTCTAGGTTCCGTTAATACATTAGATGAAGATGTTCTGGGAGTAGAATATGTATATCTACTACGACTATATTGTTCAGGTGGTTGTTGTTGTTGTCTGGGTTCTCGGTCTTGGTCATACTCTCTATCTCGAGGTCTATCATAAGAATCATTAGATTCTCTTTTATAATGATTCTTTCCAGAATTATGATATGACCGTGAACTGGATGAATTAATTGTTGATGTATGTTTCTTTTGTTCATTATGAACGTCACACATTAATTTCCCGTTGTAAATACCACGAACATCATCAGCTTGAACCGCATATGTAGAATTAACGGTATCAACCAAATTAAATTGAACATATTCACCTTGAACTAAATATTTATATGACTCTTCTTCTGACCGAATTGCGTTATGATGAACAAAAATATCTTGGGGAATAGTATCACCAGGTTCGTTAGCTGAATAAATAGTTGTAATAAATCCATAACCTAATCTATGATTAAACCATTTAACTCTACCAAATAACTCCGATTTGCTAACGGTATTTTGTGTGTCAGTGCTCATTTTTTTATATATAATAATATATATACTCTTTAAATATTATTATACAATATTATAACGCGGTTGGTCTGTAAATAATAAACCTCTGGTGTATATTAACAATTCTATTAATTCATTTGGAATTTTATTGTTAAATATAATATTTTCTTTTTTATTTTGGATATCTATTAAATTCTCGTAATTAAACCAGTCCATATACTGAGGGTTATATATATACAATAATACATATATAACTGATTCTACATCATCTGCCCGACAAGGTTCATGTAAATTATGAACATTAATACTTACGTAATTTATTGTCCCAATAATATTATTTATTTTTTTAAATGGGATATGTTTTTTATTATTATCCTTATATATTTTACACAAACCAAAATCTATGATTGTTATTTTGCCAAACTGATTAAACATGATATTATCTGGTTTTATATCACGGTGTATTATATTATGTTTATGAATATTATCAATAATTGATAAAATACCGTTTCCAATTTCATACAACTTTTCTGTAGTATCTATTTTCACATTTTGTAAACTTCCAATATATAATGGTAATACCATATAATAATATGGGTCTTCTATACCACACCACAATAATTGAGGTATTCCGGATATATTTTTTAAATATTTGTATATTTTCATTTCACGAATTAATAATTTGTTGTAGTCTTTATTATGTGAAATTTTAATAGCAACGTATTGGTTTGTTTTATTATTTTGTGCTTTGTATATATTTGAAAAAGAACCTTCTCCAATTTTATCTAAAATTTTATATTTACTATTCATTTACTATTTTATTAATTTACTTTATAAATGATATATTCATATATTTTTTCAACAAATATTTTAATAATTTGTATCATTCCATATAATTCAATAATATCATTTTTTGGATTAGGTCGGAATTTTGGATTGGATTGGTTGGTTAGTACAAAAAAATGTAAAGTGTTTTAGTGGTTTAAATAATTGGCATGTTACCCCCACCTCAGCCTCCTTTCATGCGTTTATGTAAACAACGATTATATTTACAATGATGATATTTATTGGTTCGTCTTCTAGTGTATGATCGTTTTCTGTTTGAGTGTCGTTTATATGTAAAGGCCATATATAATGTTAATATTATAAATTTTCTTCTGTTATATTGTGTCGACAGATCGGACATATTCTTTTATTTAGTAACCATCTACGTAATTCAGTGTCGGTAAAAATATGACCGCAATTTATTAATTTTATAACCTTGGTATTTGGTTGAAACAAATCCATTGTGATTGGGCAGGTTATATTTAATGGATTTTGAATATCTTGAAATTCACAACATTGTATATGATTATCTATTTCTTGATTTGTTAATGGTTCATCAACAATAGAATTCGTTGAAATATCCATAATAGCAAATATCATGCTTTCTATAATATTACGTGGTGTAAATGATTCAGTTAATATGTTACGTATATTTGTTGGGTTATGTACATGATTTGGTGGTGTGTTTGTGCTGGTGCTGGTGTCATTAGATAAAGATGATGTATAATATGTTTGAATTGGAGTTATATAAACAGAAGATATATAATTTTGTGAAGAATCTATATTATTTATTGGGTTTTGTTCCATATAGTTATGTTCATTGTTATCCATATATGATGTTTGTTGGTTATTGTGGTTGTAATAATTAGATGTTGAAAATCTATTTGCTGGTCTATAATTTGGATTTAATGAAGATGTTGTAGTTGGTGGTAGATAGTTTGGTATATTATTAAATATAGAAGACAATACTCTGTTTAATGGTTGGGGTTGTTGCTCTACGGTTGGGTTATTAGTTGGATTTGGTGAATTTGGTCTTGTGGTTATTGGCGTTGTTGGCGTTGTAGGTTGTGGTTGATTTAAGGTGGAAGGTTCTTCAGGTGTATTAGTATTAGTATTTGTATTTTCTTCTTCTTCATTTGCGTCATTCGCATCATTATTTGGAGTATTTGCTACGGTGTTTGATGTCGATATTTGTTCTGATTCTATTAATCGAATCATCAAATTTTCAATTCGTGCTTGTCGTGTATGTAAAGTAGTTAATCTATTTTGTGTATTTATAATATTATCCTGTATTTGATTATACATGTATAATAACCGAATCATATTATATATATAATAACTACATTTATATTAAAAAAACATACATATAATAAATAAAAATGTCAAATCATATGTTTGTATTACCCAATCTTGGAAATACGTGTTATATTAATTCAATCATACAAATATTATTACATACATATGAGTTAAATCATATCTTACAAAATACGCCGAGTTTAAAAAATACGATGGAAAGTGTAATTGTAAAACATTGGAAAGAATTACACAATAAAACCAAGGTATCTCGTAATATTTCTCCAAATAATCTAATATATTCTATACGTAAATGTATCAATCAGTTTGATAATAACTACCAACAAGATGCGTCGCAGTTTTTAATACAATTGATTGACATCTTTAAAATCGCGTTATCCAAACCAGTAAAAATTAATATATCCTGTAAATATATAAATCCGGAAAATATTTTATATGTAGAGTGTTACAAAAGAATAAAAGAATTATATTCAAATGAGTATTCAGATCTTATCAATATATTTAACGGAATGTTAATTACAGAAATAAAAGATATGAACCAAACGACTATATCTCGTATGTTTGACCCTTATAGTATATTACAGTTGCCAACACCAAATCAACCGGTTTCTACTATTTATCATTGTTTGGATTTACTCTGGTCACCAGAAAAGTTAACAGATTATACGATAACGCCGGAAAATGGTCCAAGTATAAAGAATACGGTTGTAAGTAAAACGTATTATTTATGGTTAACTCCGAAAATATTAATTTTAAATTTAAAAAAATATAATACACAAAATAAATTGAATACGTATATTGATATTCCACTAGAATTGAATTTGACGAAATATTTATATAATGGATGTACCGATAATCCGATATATACGTTGTATGCGGTATGTAATCATACAGGTAATTTGAATTATGGACATTATTATTCTTATATATTCATAAATCAAATAAATAAATGGGTATTTTTTAACGATGATTCAACCCCGGTAGTAATTAACGATAACCAAGTTAGTACCAAAGACGCAATATGTGTATTTTATAGAAAATTAGGTTAATTATTAAAATATATGTTTCTATGTTTTATCATCTCTTCATCGGGAATACGTTTTGTTTTAAAATAGTCAATTGGTAATGTATTTTTAACCATATTTATGAGAAAGAATAAGCAATACATGCCACATTCAGTGTGTCCTTTTTGGTGAACCATCGGATAATTTTGTTCAAATTTAAATGAGATGTTTATATCTTTACCTTGTTTTATAATTCTATTTACTAAATTTAAAACTGGTGGCGAACATTTATTTCCAGAACTATCAAAAAAGAATATTAGTTTTTGTTGTATATTTATATATAATGATATCCAATGGGATCCAGACTGGTCGTGTTTATCCGTATTAAATATGATTCCAATTTTATTGATTCCTTTACGGATATATTTAGTTAATGAAAACTTACATAATACTGGAGTAACACATTTATTGTCGATTACCGCATCAAAATCAATCGGAGTAGTTCCTAAAAATTTGAAAGTTTTATCCGCCTTTTCATATTGCTTTAAAGTCGCAATTATTTCTATATTTGATAACCATTCCGTAGGATTATTTACCCAAGTAGACGGACTATACGGAGCAAATGATTCTAAATATCTGTTTAAATCTGTTTTGATTAACTTATTTGCCCAACAACGTTCATCTGGACAAGTGTCATTTAATTTATTATATAATTCTCTATATTTTTCGTTGATGTTTAATTTTGTATCTATTTTATTATTCTTATTTTTCTTATTCCAATTATATACCAAGTTGTTAATCATCTCGGAATTATAACACGAGTTTGTAATAGTATTGTTGGCTAATGGACTACATCTTAACTTTTTAATTGTTTTTGTTTTCTTTCTATTGTTATTATTAATTACAGTTTGTTTATAGGATTTTTTCCTTTCTTTGTTTACTATATTCATATATATACTATATATTTATTCATTTATTAAAACCGAATCCTGTGGTAATATTATATCTAATGATGGAGCATTCTCATCCAAAATTGTTGGGATATCTATTTTATAACGAAAATCTGTTGTTTTTATATTCATTTCTTTCTGTTTTGGTATAATAATATTTGGTAATAATTGGGTTTTTTTTATTTTATTACGAATTATAAATTTATCCATATAATTAAGTTGTTTAACTGGATTGGGATTTAGATTGGAATTGACATTCTCATTATCTTTTGTATTATTTGAATTCTCATCATATGCTTCTATTATAGTATCCATACGAGGACCGTGGTCTTTTTGTAACATCATATGCGTATCGGTTAATTTAAAATAATTTATACAAGAATTTACGTAAATATTAAATGATTGCTTTAGTTCTGTATCAATATTTACTAACTCTACATTATTTAATAATTCATACGTTAAATTATGAATTCGGTGTTTGTAAAAATAAATTTCGTCTTCATTTACAATTAATTTCTGTAATGAGTTATTTTTATTTTTTAAATTTGATAAATATTTTAATGTAATGTTATCTATATCCATTATATCTTATTAGATGATTAAAAAATTTAATAAGATAATTAAAAAAATAAGATAATTAAAAAAATAAGATAATTAAAAAAATAAGATAATTAAAAAAATTTATAAAATATATTTTTTTTATCTATTTAACCGGCTACATGTATTAAAAGTATGTGTATTATTAGATGACATAACTTGTGGTATGGACGTAGATGAAGGCATAGGCAACTCTGGATTACTACTACATTTGGGTATGGTTGAAAATAAATATGGAAATTCTTGAATATTCAGATTATTTCTATTAGGTAAAATATTTACGTTATATAAGTCGCTTGATTTATAATTTGGTTTATAATTAGATTGACAATTTGTTCGTCGTAATTGGTCACGTAATATTGATTCAACATCTACATTTGAACTAAAACCAATCCATGGACCAGCTCGGTCGCCTGGGTTAAATATTTCATTATCGTCATATTTATTAGTTGATGAATTTAAGTTTGTAGTATATAATGGTGGAATATCCTGTAAATGTACATATTTTGTATTAATTGGTCTAAAAGTGAAAGCTGGTTCTAATAAAGTAGATGGAATATTTCTGGAATAAATACGGTCATTAATAGCTTGTTGTTTAAGATTCGTAGTAGTCATTATAACTATAAATATAGAAGATAATTAATTTATAAAAATGATTTTTTTATGTGTTAAGTGGATTATTAATTTTTAAAATTTCAAAAAACAATTTCATTCTTAAATCAAATAAATCTGAAATCTTTTTTAAATGATTTAATTCGGTTTTTAAAGATAATGAATATAAATGTTTCATGTATGATGAATTATATAAATGTATTTTTTTTTCAATAATGCTTATTGATTCACCCAATTTTTTTGAAATATCATATGTATAATGTAATGCGAATTTTAACGATTCGTTTATATTTAACATATTTTCCAAATGATTCATATCTATTTTTATATAATCACAATCTGTTACCTGTTCGTTAAACATTGGATTGTTTATTTTTATTATATCAAAAATAAGTAATTCAATTAATTTTAATTTATAAGCTAAATCAAGTTGTTCAATTTCTTGTATAAATATTATATAATCTGGATCAATATGTGTAGATATATATTGAATAATAGACGCCGTTGCTGTAATTGAATATGATACATATGACATTATATTAAATAAAATATGTGTAGTCATTATTGGAATATGCGTATTATTATATAACGAAACAATGTCCATATATATACTAAGGTTATATCATAAGTATTTTAATAATACTTATTATATAAAAAATAAAAATGTTCCAAAACGGGTTCGAACCGTTGACCTTTGGCTCATAAGACCAATGCTCTAACCAACTGAGCTATAGGAACCTACTAAAAAAAATATGGT